TGCTGCGAACATTGGGTATATCGGCTTTCCATCTTGGATAGTGCCAAGCCTATTCATAACATAGACATCAATCCAGCTTTTTGTTTTACCTCTTATTAAATTGTCATAATAGTTGGCAAGCATGTGTTTTTTGTTTTCAGCACTCTTGTTTGCTTTGTAATCTACCACCTCACCATCTTCATCACGCTGTTCGAGCATTCCAGATGGCTGTGTAAAGAACTCCCAGTTGTCAGGCTTGACTAACATTTTTGCCTGTTCTCTTGGAATATGATCAGGGATTGGCACTTCCCCAGACATAATAGGCCACCAGTGATCTTCTTCTGGCGCGTTTGTATCTGCTATAACACCTGTCCAACTAGGGCCACCGTCACGCATAGAAGGATAACGACCAACACGCATGGTACAAGCATCAATAATAGACTTAGGAATTTCTCGAGCTTCATTAATCCAAATACCTGTTAGTTCTAGTGACAATAGCTTCTTAACATCTTCAGGTCTATCTAATGCTAAGAAGATAACCTCAAGTTCTATCTCACCTTTTTTGATGTTGTGGGTATAGGGGACTGACCAAGTAAATTTTCCCCAGTCATTTTCTGGGAACCAGTCAAGCCATGTTTTAATAGTTGTAGTTCGTAACTGTGGGTTTGTGTTTCGTATAATAGCCCATCGGGATTTTCGTTTTCCGTCTGGGGCTTTCTTTTGTTCCAAAGCTCTACGAAATACTTCAACGCAACACCCCACTGATTTGCCAGACCCTACTGGCCCTCGAATGCCACGAAAGAAAGTATTATCTTTCATAAATCCTTTGAGGACTTCACCATCTGGCTTGTATTTAAAATCGACCACTAGCGCAGCCCCTTGTCAACTCCAGACTTAATCATCTTTTCGACTGCCTCTGGTCCAATGTTTTCTATCACATTGTCTAGCATTTTGTTTGTTACAAAAGACTTGCCATGCTTCTTGTCAAAGTATTGAAAGTGTACCTTCTTAACAATCCTTCGAAGCATAGTAAGCTCTTCTGTCTTCAAAGTATTTACAAAGCTCACTGTTCGTAAGCCTCATTAACATCTGGCGTAGAAGGATCGTCTGCTTTCAATCTACCCTTGGCATCTCTAGCACGTTTCTTTTTTGCTGGTGCTTTTGGTTTAACAACAAGATCAACCCATTCTAACCTTCGAGACTCAGAGGTTCTTGTTTTACCAGTAAATGTTTTTCCAGCAAGTTCATGGGTTTCCCCATTATAAACTTTATTAGTGTTTGCAATTATCCAGCCCATAATTATTTTCCTTTTTCTATTCTTTTTAAACCAGACTTAGTTACTGGAGATATTATTTTCGAGTCTAAGCCTTTTTTCTTTTGCTGCCTTGCGTATTCTTTAGCAGCTATCATACCTTCCTTTGTATAAGGAAAAGTTTTTCTTCCAACTTTAGGCACTTCTAAATCTCTTTACTTTCCTAGCAATCTTTTTCGGTTGAGCCACAAACTGCTTACCCTTTGCCTTACCCTTTCGTTTAGCTCGGGTTGTAGCTGCATATTCAGCATCACTAAGAGCAGCAATAGCCGCGCTAGGTAAGTACCGTTCACCTGTCTCACTAGACTTCTTCCCAGACTTGGTGCGCCACTTCTGCTTTCCCCAGTTTAGTAAAGATTTTTGAGACTTCTTCACTTTACCTTTAAAGCCTTATTTAATTTATCAAGCATTTTCCTAGTCTGCCTTAAATTACTATCGGCAATGATTTTATCATCCATTTGCCTAATTCTTTCTACAGCCTCAAGAAATTCTGATTTTGTCATTTTAGGTATTGGTTTCTTTTTAAATAAAGACATTACTTATATCCCCCACCACGCTTTTTATATTCCTTGGCAAGAAGCTGCGCCTTTCGAGCAGACCACTGACCAGCAGCCGTACCATGTGTAGCCCTTGCTTTTATTCTTCTAAACAAAGAAGCCCTCATCTTAGGCTTAGTGTAATTACCTGCCGCGTTTACTGCCACTTAATTGCTCCTGAACATTAATTAAATCATCTCTTAGTTGATTGTATCGAGGCGATGCTACCAGCTGATTCTCTCTTAAATCAAGAAGAGTATTAATAACTTTCATGTTAATCTTGGTTAGCAAACTCTTACCCTTAGTGCTAAAACGCTCACCACTCTTCTGCATTTTGTCAGCAAGACCAACTCCAGCAGCATTCTCTAGTTTCTCAATCTGCTTCTTTAGCAAAGTCGCTTTTTTGCGTAGAGGAGATATAGAAACCTTCTCAGCCATTCTTAGACTTAGCCTTCAAGATCTTGCGCTTCAATGCTGGCGGCAATGTCTTTTGCTTGGCACTTAATATTGTTTTCTTTTTCTTAGGTCTTCCAACCTGTGAACCATATGTTCCTTTACCCATTGGCATTATGCTTTTCCTTTCTTAGCTTTGTTTCTTCGACTTATCGCTCTGGCCTTTGCCTTTGCGTCCGCTTTGCTTGAGGCTCCCCACGCTTTTAGGCTGAGAAGAAGACGAGTTGGTTTTCCCTTGCTGTCTCTTTCTGGTCCCTTGGCTCCCCCCATTCTTGCCAGAAAGCTTGCCCTTCGAGGGTTGTCTCCGCTTTTTACTGGAGGCTTTAACGTTCCCCCCTTGTAACTTGCTCGACCCTTTGCGTTCAGTCCCCCCTTTGGGTTCTTGCCCTCTTTCCTTTGCCAAGCTGGAGTTCTTGCCATGCCACAGTCTCCTAAAAAAGTGTCCGACCATATTAATCATAAGTCACCTTTACACTAATAAAATATTTTTTCAAACGCACAAAATACTTTGTGGGAGAAAAATGCTGGTGAATGATCTGTAACAAGAATGTGTTGGCTGTTTTTGGGGGGCGTGTGTTGCAGAGGTAACACTCTATAGCGAACTGGGGTCAACAAACGTAGTTAGTTAGCTTAGATCGATGGAAACTTTGATATCACCAGCTACTTGTACCTGAGACCTGTCTATTGGCTTAAAGCCAGCACGATCGAGGATATCCTTACTCGCCTCTAGTTGGACATACTCAGACTTAGCACCAGTAGCCAGCTTCATTACTCTACTAGCAGCAATCGTAGCATTCATTCCTAACTGCTCTGTCACACATTGCATCATGTACTGTTGCACATGAGGTTGCTTCAAAGCCTTGCTAGCAGTCACTCTACCACTGTCACCATCTGCATACCCAGCTTCTTTAGCAGCCTGAGTGACAGTGCAACCTTTTGCTACAAGTGTATCAACCAAAGCCTGTTGTTTTGGTGTCAGTTTCTTAGTATTTGAAATGTTATTCATGATGTTCCTCTGTAACCCCCCCTCTCCCTCTCTCCCCCCCATTTCGACACCAAAATGGACAGGCTTGTCAACATGTAACGTAACGTCACTTGTGTGTCAAAGGAGTGCAAAGCACAAGATATAGTGTTGACATACGTTCCACCGCTCAAAGGGACATAAAGCCCTGATCGAGCAAGAATAGCACGTTCAGACCAGTAGCCAATCTAACTCATGGGTGCGTCTGTATTGCCCGATCACCAGCGATGATCTTGCTCGAGGGGCTTGTGTCACCTCTAGCGAACGGCTTCCACGCTAAAGAATAATCAGGCCACCTATCTTGACTGAACCTCGCTATATTCTCTGCACGATGCAATCTAACCTTAATCTCGGACTCATGCATACCACCGCATCAAGTCGAAACTGGCGCAGCAAGGCCTTGGCACAACCAGATGCATTCATTTTCAGTTCCTCTAAAACTCATGGCAAACTAAAAGCCGCCACCTTTACTTTAACTAAGGCCTTGCTCGAAGCGATCTGTTGCGGTTTGACATATCCAGCTCTCCTAAAAATCACACGGCAAATCCCCTGTCCCTCTATTCCGATACACAGAGGCCAAAAAGTTCGAAACACTTTCCTCTTTCTGTAGTGACCCTCGAGTATGCTGAGAAGATCAAAGTCTGGGGACTTTGAGCGTCATAGGGGACGCTGGTTGCAGTAGTGACCTACGCCTTGTGGGGAAAGTATTTGCGAACTTCAAGCCGCCAAGTGTGATCTCGATCACACGAGCGGTTTGGCTCTCTGTGTATTCGGGAGGCACAGGGAATTTCCCCTGCAATTTTTATAGGAGAACTAGATATGACAAAGCAACAGATAACTTCTCACAAGGACTTAGTTAAAGCAAAGGTAGCGGTAATAAACTACCATGAGGGAACTGAAAATGAATACATCAGGTTTCAATGTGCCAAGGATGCTTGCTACACCAGCTTCAACTCGATCCAGTGGAAGCATGAGCAGATGTCCGAGATCAAGCTCAAATTGCAAGAAGCTCGTGCAGAGAATACGGATAGCGAGGTTGTCTCAGTCAAGATAGGTAACCAGATCATACTGTACCGTAAGATGGAAGCCGAACTTGTCTCGCTAGAGGAACGACACAAGGCCGACCTCGAGGTTCACAAGATCATCACTGGAGATGCTTGGCAATACAGACCTAAGCGCACCCATAAGTCAGATGGGCTAGGTGACTGGTCTGAGGTCGATGCCATCCTTGCAAGCTAAGATCAGGGGCTTCATGCCCCTTTTCTCTTGTTCCACTATGTCTCGTGACGTTACGTTACATGAGACATGGGGAAATAGTGTGCCATGCTATTCCAGCGAAGCTGGGCATGGTCACTTGCGAGTAGCATACTCGCGCCCTCTTTCCCAAAGGGGAAGGGGCATACATACACCACGATAATGCTGGCAACGCGTAAGCTTGTTGAGGTGTCAACAAACCAAAGCCAAATGGCAACAAAGGAGAACGAAAAATGACTGACAATGCAGTAATATTAACTGAAAGAGAATCAAGAATAGCAGTAGTGCTGTTCGAGATTATGAAACCACAAATCGAAAAGATGATGGATGACAAGCTCGATGCTTACAAAGAATCAGAGTTTGATATTCACGATCACACCAGTGCAATCGAGGATATCATCTGTGATTATGTTCGATACAATATCACAATAAGTTCAACGATAGACTAAGGAGAACGTAATGATAATTACATACAACAAAAAGAAATACCCTGACATGACAAGCCATGACTTGATGGCTTGGGGTGGATTGATTCCTCTTTGGGTAATGGAATGGAACTTACGCAAAGCTATGGGAGTTGATATTACTCTCTTCGAACACCTTCATACTCAGTACGAAGCTCGTGCTGGTATGGGTATCAAAGGTAAAGAAATGGGTGGTACAATAAATGATGAAGGTATCTATCAATATCCTGAAGACCCACCTATGCAACCATTCATGACATGGGAAACTGAAGAGGGTACAGTTTACTTTTATCCTTATTCAGTAATGGGCATACCAACATTGGGTGGTAGTAAATATCAAGTAGTGAGGATGGACTGATGGAATTAATTGAAGGGTATTATGATTGTATTCCAAAACCTACAGTCAATGAACGACATGGTTCATGTACTGCCTATACAGCATACATGAATGGGCAACCGTCATTTACTTTATATTTATATGACAAAAATCCAAATATGATTTCTATTCACGAAGGAGTAAGTGATGACTAGATCAACACCTAAATTTACACGCAGAGACTTCGAGTTTATTGCGGATTATATCATGCCACACATGAGTTGGGCGACTGGCATTGAGCAAGTCGCTAACGAACTCAAGCGTACCAATCCAAATTTTAATTGGGACAAATTCGTAGATCGTGCTACCAGAAACTGGGAAGAAGAACATTTACGAGGTCAGGAGAACTTATATGACGACATCCCCTACTAAACCTTGCAAGGAATGTGGTGGTGACGGGTACATCGAGTATGATGTACCCAAACCTCACGGATTTGACAGAGATGTTGGATACGTAGATAGTGCCACTGAAGTTTGTGAAGAGTGCCAAGGTATTGGTATTCATTATGAAGAAGAGGATATTAATTTCTAATTGCCTAACACAAGACTGTCTCACAATTACAATGAGATGATTGAGATGCTCATCAATGCGAGACATGAACAGAGGTTAAGCCAGCCGCAGCTGGCAAACATCATAGGCTGTACCGAATCTTTGATTCACAAATGGGAGCAGCACAAGAGAGTACCGTCTGGTTTCTTTCTTATGTGTTGGCTAGAGGCATTAGGATATGACATCGAGGTCAAGAAAAAAGAAAGTAACAATAACGTGCATCAGCTGCGAAAATAAAACAGAGTGGTTTGTTGCTATACTAAAAAATAATAGTGGAAGATCGATGGAGAAACATTGGTATGTGTGTCTCCATTGCTATGAGGAGGACAGATGGCAAACCGTAACAAGTCAAAAGGAACGTACCACGAGAAGTGGTTTGTCGATTGGCTCAACAAAATCAAAGCGCAGATCAAAGCGAAACGCGTCCCCCTCTCAGGAAGTTTGGGAGGCGAGTATTCAGGGGACATCCACCTCGACATCAACGGACATCGATTGGTAGGTGAGGTAAAGTATAGGGATACATCTAACTTCCCTAGCCCCTTCAAAGTATTAGAAGGCAGAGACATTGCCTTTTATAAAAGACGGAGAGGAACTCCGCAAACGCTGGTCATAATGACTGGTGATCAATTCAAACAACTAATGGAGAACGAACATGGCTCAGAAGATAGTATCAAATGAAATAAAGTTTAGTGACAATGAGTTATGGCGAGCAATGGAAATGCAAGTCATGGAATTAGTTTCAGATAGAGCTATTCAATATCTAACAGCAAAAACAGTTCAACATCATGTTGACGAAGCTATTGATAAATATTTTAATCGTATAAAAGAAATGATTGATGATGACACAGATGGTCTTATCGATGCAGAAGAAATAGGTTACATGAATGAAGGGTTTATGAATGCAACCTATATTGCAGTACAACTTATTCTTGAAGATGTATTGCCTCAAATCCACTTAAAGCCAGAGTGGGAAACTAAAAAAGACTGGCAAGAAATTGTTAATACAAAAAAGGAGAACGACAATGGAATCTCAAAACAAACAGATTAAAGCATACCTTGAAGATGGTCACACCATTACAGCAATAGAAGCATTAGAAATGTTTAAATGCTTTCGCTTGGCATCAAGAATATCTGATCTCAAGCAAGCTGGTTGTGTTATCGACAGTCAATTCATTGAGGTCGAGAGCGGAAAGAAAGTCAAAGAGTATTGGATTGCACAATGAAATCATTAACTCGTGCTGTACAAGATGAGGTCTGGTCTCAAAGCTTGAGCAGAACTCCAACAGAAATTTATGCAAAAGACAGAGAGAAACGCAGAGAAACCAGAATGCACTGGACTCCTGACACTCTCAAGATTATGGCCGAGCGTATCCTCGAACGTAAACCAGTCGGTCATAATTATCTTTGGGGTCGAGAAGCTATTGAAATGATTGAGAAAAATCTAATCATGGAGAGCGACCTCGAACCCCATCGAAAAGCATATGCCAAGTCACTACGCGAAACTTACAGTGGTGATACAGCTGACATCATGCTGCTCGAACTCATGACTCAGCATGAAAAAGTAAAAGAAGTGACGTAACGTCACAACCTGTTACCCTGTCATTTGTGGTAGGGTAACAAAACAAAAATAATAAATGGAGAACGTAACATGGAACGCAAAGGTTTCATTGGTGGCAGTGACTGCACCAAAATCATGGAAGGATACTGGCTCGAACTGTGGAAGATAAAGACAGGTCGTGAAGAACCAGAGTCTCTACTACGCAACCTACCTGTTCAGCTAGGTAACTACACCGAAAACTTTAATCTCAAATGGTTTGCCATGCACGAAGCAAAAGCTGTAGTTGCACATCAACGTGAGTTTACTGGAACTGTTGGCACTGTGCCAGTCAAAGGCACAATCGATGGTGCTATACAAGGTGAGAGAAATATTATTGAAGCCAAGCACACCAACAACTTTTACAACATGGACAAAATGTTGGATCGATACATGCCACAGATACAATTATATTGTCACATGGCAAAAGCAGAAGGTGCTTACTTGTCTGTAATATTTGGTAACAGTAACTGGGAGTGTGTGCATGTCGCTTATGACGAAAAGTATTTCAATTCAATGTGGGCCGTGGTGTCAGACTTCTGGGGTTATGTTGTACGTGATGAAGAGCCACATAATGTTGAGCCATCAGGGATCTCAAGAACAGATATACCGTTGGATCAAATGGTCACACGAGATGCATCAACCGACAACCAGTTCGTTGACGCAGCCGTTACCTACATCCACGGATACGAACAAAACAAAGTCTTCAAGAATGCTGAGAAAGATCTCAAGCAAATGGTCGGTAGTAACGAACGAGAAGTTTTCTGCGACCAACTCACCGTCAAGCGTGACAAGCGCGGACATCTTAGAATAACAAGGAGAACAAAATGACTACAAAAACTAAGATCAATATTATCAAAAAGCTTATGGATGCACGAGCAGCCATACAACCTATCAAAAAGAGTGGCACTAATCCACACTTCAGAAGCAAGTACGCTACACTCGAAGGTGTAATCGAAGCAGTCACTGAACCACTAGCAAAGCATGGCTTTCTTTTGATTCATCGATCAACACAAAATGAACATGGCATGACCATCACAACAGAACTTGTGCATGAGAGTGGCGAGAGTTTTGTGACAGCCATTCCCCTAGTGTTAGGAAAGAATGATATGCAGGGGTTGGGTAGCGCGATCACATATGCTAGACGTTATGGCATCATGTCTCTTCTCAACCTCCCAGCTGAAGATGACGATGGTAATCAAGCAGCAAGGGGGGCGGCACCGAACCCCACAAATTCGGGTGACGCACCCCGACCTAAAACAGTAGCTAGTAACAATACCAATTGGTAATTCTTGGGGAGGGTTTTACAGCACCCATATGGCCTTATCGAGGGGGAGGTTCCCCAAGAACCCCTCACCAAAACTAAACAAAAGGAGTCAGAAGCTTGGCAGAATACGATAATACAAATGATGGCGTGGCATTCCCACCCTTCGAAGACATGAACATGATATTGCAAGGCAAGATGAATGTGGAAGGTCGTGACGGTAAGTACACTGTTGTACGTAGAGTCACACAGTCTGGCATGGAAGTCATGGAAGTGTACGAAAAGGTTGGCGTAATGTTTAAGAACGACAACGCCAAAGACAATGCGCCAGATTACACTGGTAAATTGTATGACACAGCAGACAAACAAATGCCTTGGTCTGCACCATATACAGACAAACGACTGGCAGCGTGGAGAAGAATGAAGGATGGCAAACCATATATGTCATTCGCAATCTCTGATCCGCAAAATAAAAATGAGGCACAGGGAAATAATTCCTTGCCTGATGATGAGATACCGTTTTAAGTAGAAGAACGTTCTCCAAGAGAGTACGCTCACACTGCTCAACATGCCTGTTAGCCTCGCGGCTCTCTTGTAACTTGCCAGCCCTTCGGGGCTGGCCTTTTTTATCAAAGGAAAAACAAATGACAGCACTAGAACAAATGATACAAGATGCTAAACTATGCAACCAAAGGTTGTATAAAGTGGAGGGAAAGATGAACGTACACAAAAGACGCGGCAAGCTATCGAGCGGTAGTAAGCCAAAGCAGACACCGAGATCTGCAACGTTTGGTGAGGGATGGCGTAACAGCCCCCTCACTGAACGAGAGATTGACGACATAAAATATTTTTTGAGCAAAGACTGGTGCGTAGGATCTACCGCAAAGATCGTGGGAGTCAGCATGAGTACAGTAAAGAAGTATATGTGATGGAGTTCTTTACCGCACTCGTAATGGTTTATCAGCTACGCAATACAGAAACAGAACTAATGATCTGGTTCGAAGACTATGATACTTGCTATGAAGCACAGTATGCAGCTGATGAACTTTATAATTTATCGCAAGGCACACAGATGTTTTGTTTAGAAAGTGACGTAGCGTCACGAAGCATTAGACCAAAACCTAGACCGAAAGTTCAAAGTGAGGAGCGTCTATAAACGGACGCCTTCCTTGCGATCTTCGAAGATCGATGTACTCATTCATTGCATCTTCCATTGTGCCTTCGTACTCACCGATTGAATTGATGTGCCAAGCAGCACCCCAGCGCACATGAATGCCAAGATCATTTGCCGCTTGCTTGATGGCATCCGCAATATCATCGTAGAGATTGAGTTCCCAAGATACTCTTGATCCCACGTAAGCTACTGTATCTATTGCAATTCCTTCGAGGTGTTTACTCTTCATTGTTTGGGATGCGCCCTTGTCTACAAGCTGACGCTGTTGTTCCATTGTTCGAAGACCACCCAAATGTGGAATGCCAAAGTCAACCTTGGTAATACCTATTGCATACTTAGCAATGGCTACCATATTGTTATCAACACCTTCGAGGCGATCTAAACTTCTTTGACTTAATTTAAATGTCATTTCTTTAGTCCTTTCATTGTTCGGATACCGAAGCTGGCCGCTATGCTGGCGTACATTGCCCAGCTAAACCATTGCGGTGCAGCTTGTAAGTTCTCAAAGCCTTGCTTCATGTATGGTTGTAGCCAAGGCACGAATGAACCTAGCACTATAGCTATGAAGCAAAGAGTCCAAGCCTCGTCTTTCCAGCTGTCTGCGCTGGCCTCGATAGCAGCTTGCTCCCAGCTAATCTCACCAGTAGCAATCTTCAT